TGAGCCAATCCCATGTCTCATGGAAGACTTCAGCCGCATCGAACTCGATGCCACTCTTCTGGGTGACCGTCAGGTAATATTTGACCGGCGGCATGGCCACACCCTCAAGGTCGGCAGGCTCAGGCTGCTGCACCACGCGGGCGCTTCTACCTTCGTGGATCTTCTCTGAGAGTGCCTTGGGTTTTCTCCCCGCACCGACGCGGACACCGCCGCGGTTGGTGCCGTCTTTTGCCATGCCGAACCCCCTCAATGAAAGACGGGGGTCAATCCCCCGTTTGAATTCCAATTTTTCCGCGTGATTGCCCCTGCCCGCAGTATACCATATATGGTGTAGAGAATCAATAGCCCCTAGGTAATAACACTATATATAGCGCACAAATTAATCATTGGTTCCCCCAGCGCTCTCCCTGGCGTGCATGCAGGGCACTGTGGCAGCTGTTGCAGAGCGCCATGAGGTTCTCCTCGTCATCGGTACCGCCCTGTCTGGCGGCTTTGATGTGGTGGGCAACGGTTGCTTCGGTGAGCTTCCCATGACGCCGACACAGAACGCAGAATGGATGCCCGGCCAGGAACGCCTTGCGCACCTTGCGCCAAGCGTGTCCGTAGCGTTTGTGCGTCTCCGGATCCCGTTGATGGCGTTCGTAGGTTCTCGCAGCCTCTTTCGCATGCTCGGTGCAGTACCGCCTGTCGGTGAGATGTGGACAGCCTGGATGGCTGCACGGTCGCTTGGGCTTGTAGGGCATGCACTGATCTCCTTCGGGCAAAAAGAAAGCCCGGGAGGAATTCCCGAGCTGTGTAGTTGCTTGTCTCTGATGGTAGGGTAGCGAGAAAGTCAGGCTGTTGTCAACTGTTATGTTCTGATGTTTTAACGATAGGGTTTCAGGCGCTGATCGTCCCTTTTCTCCCACGGAACAATTCTTTGGGAGATTCTATAAGCCTATGGGAGAATGTATCAGGTTCTGTAGTTCAGACTTCACTCCAATTCAGCCATCAATCTGAACAGCTCCTCTGCAAAATCACATTTGAACGGCACCGATGGATCGTTCTGGTGAGCTCTTAAGTTCACGAGGTTGTGGCAATCGATTTCTATCGGCATTTCTCCCTTCGCATACGTTTCTCCGATGAAGCTCCTGAACGCCGGCAGGTAATCCTTGCTGTGTGAAGGTATGGTGAAGTGGTTTCTGCTGACACACGATGCCCACCACCTTTCCATCTCGCTCCGGTCGAGATGCATGGAGAGGAAATCTTCGAAGTTCATATAGGAGAAAAGAAAATTGGGAATGTCGCTGGGTTTGTTCCGATAATTGTCCATATCGGCATTGTCATTGCGCCGGTACCTGTCCCAATCCACCCAGATAAGGATTCTTGCTGTTCTGTTATCCTTCCTTACTTCCCTATATTTCTTCACTACAGGAGAATATTGTCCACCATTCGAAGGCCGGGGAATAAAATGCAGTGGAATATCCTCTTCCTCCAGATATCGGTTCAGCTCTTGGATATATGCCTTCTCTGATGTTCCTTCACACACGATGATTATGTTTTGATTTCTTATGTACATTAACGAACCTTCCCGGTTAGATGTATGAATGGGGGATTCCAGAGAATGTTCCATCAAGATATTGTTTCCTGAAGTTGGTCACATTCCTCACCCCTTCAAAGTCAGATACCCGCTTGAAAACCGTCCCTCTCTTCAATGTCCTGTTCACGATTCCGATCTCGGATACCCGCATCATGTCCTGTTCCATGATATCCGTAGTGTGTGTGGTGAAGATCAACTGGGCGTTTGCCGTGTTGTATCTCCTGTCCTTGAACATCCTCACGATCTCTGCAAACAAGTAGGGGTGGAGGGAGTTGCCCAGCTCATCGATCACAAGCACGTTTCCTTTTCTCAGTGCAGTAAGTACAATACCAAGCAAACACGCAACTCGTTGAGTTCCCAAGGATTCTTCATTGAAATTGAACTGCACCTCGTTCCCAAGGATATCTTCGTGATACGAATTGATCTCAGTGGCCGTGATCATCTTGTTGGAGATGCTGACTTCATATTTGCGTCCAGGGAAGGCTTTGACCTCTTTGTCCAGTTCGTCCTTCTTGTATTCCATACGAGTGATGTCGATATCCAATTTTCTCAGGATCGTGACAATATCTTCAAAAGCCTTTTGCGGATTCATCTTGGAGTCGGTGTTTGTCAGTCTGTCCAATCCGAAAGAAAATGGAAAATCGTTGGTTGGATACACCTCAAGGTTGTCGGTAATGAATCCATATGCGACCGTCATTGAGGCGTTCAGGCCCGCATAGTTCTTCCCGACCACAGAGAGAAAAGGGGTCTTGAACTGTCGCTGCTGGTCCAGACATTCCACTGAAAATATGGTGTCCAGCTTATTGGTTGAATACACTTCTGTTGCCAAGGCTGTGAACGACGTGGTCCTATTCGCAATGGAAAATACAATCGCTCCGTTCTCCACCAGTCTTTCGTCGACGATTTCCTTTCCATCGACTTCCAATGAATACAGGAACTTCCTACCATTCTCAAGGAATTCGAGCGCGAACGAGGTGATGTCATCGTGGGGATGCAATTTATTGGGGGAGATAGCCCTTGGGTTGTAACGGTCTTGGATGATCCGGACAAATGAAGCGAATGCCTTTACGATGTTGGATTTCCCCGAGGCATTCGCCCCATATATGGCCAGGCACGGGATGGTTCGGATGTCATCTTCTTCAAGGAAAGGCATGAGCTCCATCTGGCGATAGCCATTTGGGGCCTTTTTTTCCGCGTACGTCATGGGCAGTGTAAGATCGAGGACAGATCTATTATTTTTTATTTGAAAAGACAGTAGCATGGTCGTTTGCTCTCCTTTGGTATCCATGTGTAGTATCATGTCAAACCAAGAGAATGTCAAGATAAACAAAAAAACTGCTTATCTTTCCAATTGATAATTTTAAGAATCTATGCGCCCGGCACCCTCACCAGTGCCAGAGCCTTGCGGTGCAGGTGGTAGATGTAATCCTGGCTGTAGTTCAGCTGGGCTGCCACCTGGTCCCAACTTAGGAAGGTGAGATACCGCATCTCCAACAGGGTTTCACACTCGAAGCTGTTGACATTTCGGATCGCTTCGGCGATCTCAGTCTTGAGCCGCATCAACTGGGCGATGCTGGTGGTGATCTCATGTTCCAACTCGGTGATCCGCACCACCGCTTCCTCCACAGGGGAACGTCGGATCGACGGTGCCTTGGGCACCTCGGAGAGCTTGGGGGATACGTAGACGGCATGGCTTTTCAGCCAATCGAGCTGGCGTTCCTTGGTCTTGATGCGCTTGTCCAAATACCATGCCTGCGACAGATATTCCTTTGCGTTCATGCGCTTGCCTCCTGTAGGTGAATCTTGGTGAAGTCGGGAGTGATCTCGCAGAGGAGTTCGAACCACTCGCTCTCGAAGAACCGGTTTGTAAATTGCGCAAATATTTCTCGCTTACTGCACCGTGTATCAAATCTTCACAGGTAAAAGAAAGTCTTCAGGGAGTAGCGAGTGAAGATGGAGTTCCCAATCGTGTAAAATACACATGGAATTCATCGATTTCTTCAAATTTTCAGCATCTTGACAGAGTTGGCACGCTCATTGCAGAATATATATTGAGCAACAGTTTTTTCAAACCTCCTTTAGTGTGATTTCCCTTGGAGGCCAGCGGAACGTTCTCCACCCCAACCATCCATCCGCTGGTCTCCGCCTTTTTTGGCTTGTACCACAATATGATTGCTTGCAACACCCACTACGTCCTAATATTCCGATGTTTATCTTCCCGGTACCCTCACCAGTGCCAGCGCCTTGCGGTGCAGGTGGTAGATGTAGTCCTGACTGTAGTTCAGCTGGGAGGCGATCTGGTCCCAGCTTAGGAAGGTGAGATACCGCATCTCCAGCAGTGTCTCGCACTCCATGCTGTTCACACTTCGGATCACCTCGGCGATCTCAGTCTTGAGCCGCATCAACTGGACGATGCTGTCGTTGATCTCCCTTTCCAGTTCGGTGATCCGCACCACCGCCTCCTCGACCGGAGACCGCCTAATCGACGGAGCCTTGGGGACCTCGGCGAGTTTGGGGGAGACGTACACAGCGTGGCTCTTGAGCCAATCGAGCTGGCGTTCCTTGGTTTTGATGCGCTTGTCCAGATACCATGCCTGCGACAGATATTCCTTTGTAGTCATGCCCTTGCCTCCTGTAGGTGAATCTTGGTGAAGTCGGGATTGATCTCGCACAGGAGCTCAAACCACTCACTTTCGAAGAACCGTTCGATCTCATCCTTTTCTGCCCACGCGTATGTGTAATCGGGGTTGCCCTCCAGCTGGGACACCGCCTTGTGCCAGTCGATGACTGCACGTTCAACGATCGCAGCCGCCAGATGTCTCATACTTGCCTCGGTCATCGCAGCCCTCCATTAAGCTCGGCCTTCACCGCTTCGATGAGGGCATCCTGGGTTGCCGCTTTTCCCGAGAGGACCCGCATGATGCGCTCGTCGATGGTATTCTCGGTGATGATGTGCTGAACCACCACGGTCTCGGACTGCTGTCCTTGACGCCAGAGGCGCGCCACCGTCTGCTGGTAGAGCTCGAGGCTCCACGTGAGGCCGAACCAGATCAGACAGTTGCCTCCGCTTTGCAGGTTCAGCCCATGCCCGGCCGAGGCAGGGTGGATCAAACCGACCGAGAGTTTTCCCTCGTTCCACACCCTGATGCTTTCGCTCGAGTCCAGGGTTGAGAACGACACCCCCAGCTTCTCCAATCTCCCGGTGATCCGCTGAAGGTCATGCTTGAACCAATACGCCACCAGCACGCTTTGCCCGTTGGCAGCCTCGATGAGGTCCTCCAATGCATCAAGCTTGCGATCATGGAGAGCGATGGTATTCCCATCATCGGTGTACACAGCCCCGTTTGCCAGTTGCAGCAGTTTGCCCGACAGGCTTGCGGCATTCGCGGCCGTCACCTGTCCTCCCGAGGAATCCAGGACCAGCTCCTTGCGAAGCTTTTCATAAGCCGAGCGCTCCTCATCGCTGAGTGTGACGCGATATTCGGTGCTCACCAGCTCGGGCATCCTGATATGGTCCTGAGCCTTCATGGAGATGGTGATGTCCTCGATCGCCTGGTAGATCCGTTCCTCGGCACCCGGGGCGGGTTTATAGCTGAACACGATCTGGCCATTGCGCTTGTCGGGTGTGAAGTACGCATCACGGTAGGATGTTATGAACCTGCCCAGCCTCAACCCTTTGTCCAGCAGCTTGAACTGTGCCCACAGGTCGATCAGGCCGTTGCTCGCGGGCGTTCCGGTGAGCCCCACGATGCGCCTGATAAAAGGGCGTCGTTTCATCAGCGCCCTGAAGCGCTTGGAGCGGTGGTTCTTGAACGATGAGAGCTCGTCGACGACCACCATGTCAAAGTCGAAGGGCAGGGCGGACTCCTCGATGAGCCACTGCACATTCTCGCGGTTGATGATGTAAAGGTCCGCCTTGCGCTTTAAAGCTGAGATCCTATCGGCAGTGTTACCCACCGCCACCGATGCTTTCAGCAGAGTAAGGTGATCCCACTTGCCGATCTCGGCTGGCCAGGTGTCCCTTGCGACCCGAAGCGGTGCGATGACCAATACCTTGCGCACCTCGAAGGAATCGAAGAGCAGGTTGTGCACCGCCGTCAGGGTGATGATCGTCTTGCCTAATCCGCAGGAAAGTAGGATTGCTGATGCGGGGTGTGTCTCTATGAAGGTACTCGCATACTGTTGGTAGTCATGCGCCACATATGTCATTGATGATCTCCTCTATCTGCTCTTTGGCATCCGCCACGTATACTTTGAAGCCCCATGCCCTCAGCATTTCATGCCTTACCACTTGGAGTGCCCTGGGCTTCTTTCCCGGGGCCTTCACTTCCACAAAGCCGCACCGCCCACCGGGTAGCAGCACCAGGCGGTCGGGCATCCCATCAAAACCGGGGCTCATGAACTTCACCGCCCGGCCTCCCATCTTCTTCACAGCCCTCACCAGCTGCAGTTCTATCTCTTTCTCAAGCATGCTCGTTCTCCATCAGGGCTGAGGTGCAGGTGTAGAAGGTCAATTCCTAAAACCCCCTATAGGCTCTTTTTTTCCCTGAAAAATCCCTATATGCGTAGTTATGGTTATGACCTGCGCGACCTGCACCTTTTGTATCCGTTCCAAAAACTCCCGCTGGTTTGGATGATCCGGTCATCCGGGGTTTTGGTCGGTCTCCCATCTGTTTCACAGCCCTCACCAGCTGCAGTTCGATCTCTTGTTCGCGCATTGTGCTTCTCCGTCAGAGGTGATGGTGCAGGTCGAGATGGTCAATTCCTAAACCCCCCTATAGGCTCTTTTTTCCCTAAAAAATCCCTATATGCGTAGTTATGGTTATGACCTGCGCGACCTGCACCTTTTCGGTCTGTTAGGGGCTATGGCAGGTATTCCTGCGGCTTCAGGACGAGTCCCTGGATGAGTATCCCCCGTTTTGTTTTCCTGCGTTGGAATCCTACCGACTCGAGGGCCGCATAGAAGTCGGTCGTGCTGCGGGTGTACTCGCCGGTGCGATTGCAGTAGGTGCGGTACTCCTGGTAGAAGATCCCGGACGGTTGTTCTAGATCCGGTCCTATCTGGCAACACTCCTCCAGGAAGGTGCCCATCCAATCGTTGTTCTCCCGGTACTTGTCGATCGCCTGCTGCACGCATGGCGGCACCTGCAGATGGAATTTCCGTGAGATAGCCTTCCTTGCCCCCTCGATGATCCACGCCATGATGGCCTCACCCGCATGCTCGACCAGATGGTCGGCGTAGTTCTTCACATCCCCGGGTCCGCTGATGCGTGCGTTGAAGGGGATGACGATAAGACGTCTCCAGGTTCCCGCATCACAGGCACCGACCTTGGGCAGGTGGTTCGTATAGAGCACCACCGTATGGGAGGGACGGAACTTGAAGGGATCCTTGTACTTCTTCTCCGCCTCGATCTCGTCGGTGCTGCTGAGGATCTTCGCCGTCGAGGTGTTGAGCCTCGTGCCCTCCTGGAGCTCGGAGGAGATCACCAGGCGCTTGCCCTTGAGCTCGGCGATCTCGGGCTTGATGTTGCGCTTGCATCCCGCGGTCAGCGCATCGGCCGAGATGGCTCCGCTGTAGGTCCCCATCACCCGTGATATGGAGTTCCAGAAGGTGGACTTGCCGTTGCTGCCCTCGCCGTAGGCGATGATGAGCGCCTCCAGGCACACCTTGCCGATCGCGGCGATGCCGACGATCTGCTGCACGTATTCGATCAGGTCGCGGTCATTGCAGAAGAACAGGTCCAGTGCCTTCTTCCATTCGTGCATGCCCTTCTCGCCGGGTGCGCACAGCGTGCGCTTGGTGATGAGATCCTCGGAGCGGGGTTCGCGCTTGCTGGACAACCCCAGCTGCAGGTCGTAGGTGGCCCCGGGTGTGTTGAGCAAAAACGGGTCGCCATCCAGATCCTGCACGTCGACGAGCACCATGGGCTTGGCCGCCTGCAGCGCACCGGTGACGTACTTCATGTCGCGGCGCTTCATGACGAAGGCCTTGTAGGTCGTTGCCGCCAGATAGCGTTTGTAGGCGATGAGGACCTCTCCCGAAAGGCCGGCCTCGAACTTCTTCCCTCCGGCG